GTTTGTGCGCCTGCAGCAGTGCTCGCAGCAGACTGCTGTGCGTCACTGGCCAGCATGCCAGTGATGATGGAACCGCCTACGATGGCGGTAGCAATTCCACTCATGCCTGGTCTCCTTGTTTCAAAAAGATGCCAGACAGCGAAAGAGCCTGGCGATAGTCAACGGTCACTTCCTCGCCCATGCTGCCACCTTCGCATCCTGCGATGCGGCGCAGCGCCACGAGGTAGATGTGGCCATTGTCCGAGCGCACAAACTGCGCGTTCGGGTTGCTGGAATGGTTGGTGTAGCGGCCAAGCGGCGTGCGCAGACCGTCAATGCGAGCAGGGCCAATCAGTGCGCCAGCCTCGACAGGGTAGCTGAGGAAAACACCAAGACCCTCGATGGCCGATGCGCGAATCGTGATGGCAGCGTAGCCAGGCGGCATGCCGATTTGGTCGGCTTCGTTTTCTGACTGGTTTCTGACAGTCTCGGCGTCGAATCCAGCATCAGCAATCAAGTCTGCAAAGTCGTCGCGGTCGGACTGTCGCGCCTGGTGCTCAAGCGCCTGCTGTGTGGCGTGATATGCCTGCCAAGTCTCGCTCTTGTCGAGGAACATAGACTCCAGCTTGTCGATGTCGCGTTCCTCTGTGGCGTAGACGTTTTGCCAGACACAGGTCTCCAGCACGAAGCCAACCTTGCGGCCAGGCTTGCCAACAAAGATCATGGGAGCGCGGAGCACATCGGTTGTGCCATCGTCCTTGAGGATGGCCACTGCGCCAGTGAGCATGATGTTCAGGTGCTCAAAGCGCTGCGCATGACCAATGGCGAGAGTGCCTGCAGGAAGTGTGACCTCGCGGACGTAGATGCCAGGGCCAAAGTGATGAACGACAGGGCATTCGGCCTGCGGCAACGCGAGCATGTGCTCCTCAAGCCGTGAGACTTGCTCGGCTTGCTGCACTTGTCGGTTCTCGGCCTGCACCAGCATCAATCACTCCTTTTCAGGGTTGTGGCTGCTGGCGGCCTGAACGACTCAGCACCGCCATTGTCTCACAAATCGCCACAGCGTCAATCGCCATAAAAAGGTGCTTTCTCCCAGGCCTGGCAGGAGCGCATGTCGTGGCAGATGAAGTCGAACTTGTGGCAGTAGCCACGGAAGCCTGCGTCCGTGTCCCATTCGTTGCGCGGAATCTTGTCCATCTTGGCCTGCATCAACGGCGTGTTGTTGTAGTACTCGCAGTTAGAGCAGCGGCGGCGACGGGCTTCCTTCTCGTCGACCTGCATGGCTTTGCCAAGCGCCACCCAGTAGGTCTTGTTGGCTGTCGGTTCGTTGGATGGCTTCTCAGGCCCGAGCATCCAGTCGTCGATGACGGTCTGGGTGTTCTTCTTGTTCTCGGCAGCCGTGATGAACGGCTTTTCCTTGGGGATGCCACCGGCAATGGTCAGCATCGGCATTTCTGCGTCGCGCATGAGGGTTTCTCCTTACTGTTGAACTTGTGTCACCGACAGGATAACTGCAGGCGCTGCTGGTGCGAATGCGGTCGCTGCCACATTTCTGATGGTCACTGCCGTGCTGTCAGCGGCGAACGCGATCTCGATGTAATCGCCAGCGGCCAGCGAGACGGGTTCTTGCATGGCCAGTGGGATGTAGCCGTTGTTCAGATCGGACGTCACAAGGCGAGCAGAGTTTGCGATGGCCGTGCCGTTCTTCTTAAACCAGACCCAGATGTTCTTTGCCGACGAACTTCCGCTGGTCAGTTGCAAGTTGGCGTCCAGTCGATACAGGCCAGACACAGGCACAGAGATGCGCGATGCTGGGCTTCCGATGACCACGCCATTGCTGATCTGCGTGTTGTCGAATGTCAGCAAATACTCGGTATTTGTTGCGGCGGGTGACTGGCTGGTGGTCTTCGTGAACACGCCATAGAACTGCTGCTGCTGGATGGTTGGGCGCACGAAGATGACACCAGCCGTTGCATCCGAGACGATGCAAGCGGCCACAGGAATGACGTTGTTCGGCGCTGTAGGCTTAACGTTGGTCAGTCCACCGGCCACCGTTGGGCTGGCATACAGAATGTCGCCAACGCTGAAAGCGCTGGTGTTCAAGTCGCGCACAAAGCCCCAGACTGTGCAGTAGCCTTTGTCGCCACTGTCTGGCAGGTCATGCGTCATCACGCCAAGAATGTAGAGGCTTGGCTGCGCACCGTTGGCCTGATACGGAGCCACAAGAAGCGCATTGGCTGTTGCGCCAACGAAGCCGACGACAGAGCCGTTCGGAATGGTCACGCCAGTGGTGTTCCCAACTCGTGCGTAGTATTCCTGGCCAAGCTGAAGAATGGCACCGTGCGCCAGTCCGAGGTTGAGTGTCTCGTCGGTCGAGTTCCAGGCAAACTGTCCCTCGGTAACAGACCGACCTGCAATCAGGTTACAGCCGATGAAGTCGAACTTGTCCCTGGCGATCAGCTGCTCGATGGTGCGCAGGGTTCGCTGGTTTGGAGCGAACTTGTCCAGGTCGTTGCGCGTCAGGTTGCGTGGGACGTTAGACATTCATGCCCTCGATGGTTGCCTCAAGACGAGCCACGGAGATGTGCGCGTCGCTGGTTCCACGGAACTTCTGGGCACGCTAGTTGCGCATGAATCCCTGTTGCAGCCATGCCATGCGCTTGGCGCTCTCTCCTCGCTTGCCTGCGCTGCGCGGACGTTCTGCGCTCCACGAGCGCCCGTCGATGGTGTAGGAAGTCCAGACAGTCGGGTCGATGTCAAGAGGAACATTATCTGTCAGCGCGACCAGTTCAAGTTCATGGAAGATCGCGCCCTTGCCGTCGTTGTAGAGAATCATGGTGGTGAACTCCCACCCGTTCACATCGCCATAGTGCGATGACAGCGTGTCCGTCAGGTAACCAAACTGACCAGTTGTCGGGTCGCCACACAGCCACTTGTCGTAGCACCACACGAAGTTGCGTGCGCGGTAGGTTCCTTTGCCAGTGACGCTGGAAGTCAGTTCAAACCACACAGGTTCGCCAACGGCCTCAGAGCCTGCACCGTCATAGACCCAGCAGGTGTCCGGCAGGTGCATGTAGAGCAGCTGGTGGCCTTTGGTGACGCGCACCTCCATCACGGTCGTGGCAAGTTGCTCTTCGGTGTAGCTGGCCAGAATCTGGTCAATCTCGCGTGTGCTGATCTTGGCGGTCGTACTGTTGCTGCCAATCCAGACAGCAGGAGCCTCGTTGCGGCCGCCACCAAGGAACGCGATGTTCTCCATGAACATGGCGGCAGCGAACGTGCCAATCGCGCCTCGCTGCATCGCAGCGCCTTCGATGCGAGCGAACGGGAAACCCTCACCACCAACGTTCTGGAATACCTCGATGGTGTAGCGGTTGAGCGCGTAGATTTCGTTGCGCAGCTTGATCAGGCCGACCACAGGGTCTGGGTCTGCTTCGGACGAGCCGTATTTCAGAGGATTGACTGCCAGCGGGTCGTTCAGTTCGGTGACGGTCAAGAACTCGCCATCCGTGGTCATGAAATACCCATCCACCCAGACGAAGTCCTTGACGTAGCCGAGGTCTGGGTCTGTGACCTGCGTCAGCGTTGTCCCATCCCAATAAAACAGGTTCCCGCTGGATGCGATGGCCAGACGGTCAAATGAGTAGTCCATCGTCACCTGGCCAGAGCCGCCAACGTCAGCCAGGCCGGACACGTTCCCATCAGCACCGAGCAGCACCAGCTTTGTGCCGAGCACACGATAGCACTGGCCATTCCAGTTGATGCCCCCACGGTCTACGCCTTCGCCCTGGCCAAACTGAATGATGCCCTCAGCAGGGCGCAGATAGCCCTGCGAGATGCCTTGCTGCTTTGGCACTGGCACCATGTTGCGTGGATAGGCTGTCCGGAAATCGGACACGCCATCGGTGTAGATGCCGTTGAGGATTGGAATTTGCATGGCTTACCACTTCACCTTGTTGGCCCAGTATGCTGCGCTCATCTTGCCCTTGGCGATGTTGTCAGCGTGACGGGCCTTGAATGATTCGCGTCGAGCCTTGTCTGCCTTGGACTCGCCTTCCTTCTTTGGTGAGCCTGTCACCCCTTGCTGGCCGAAGCGAATCGTCTTGATCTTGTCGCCTTCCTTGGCGACGACCACGTGCGATTTGGTCGGGTGGCTAGGCGTGCGTTTGGGCTGGTTGTAGCCCTGAACGCCAACCTTGGCCAGCCGAGTGTCCTTCGGCTTGGTTGCCATTACTGACCGCCTTCGCCAGTCTGAATGTGCAGCGTAGTGCCAAGCGCGGAGATGTGCGCCAGCGTGTTCTCGCCTTCGCCCTTTTGGACGACGATCTCGCTGCCTGCGCGGACGGGCATGTCGGCGGTCGTGGCAGTCTGAGCGCCTTCGCCAATGCGAACGTGGCAGATGTTGACGCCAACATTCACCAGCCGCACGGACTTGGCTTCTGGGTCGATGGAGACGGATGCCGATGCAACGGCAGGCGTGGTTACAAGGTTTGCGCCACGGCGGGGTTCAAAAGGTGCGCGGATGGTCATGTTTGTTTCTCCTGTGGGTTAGCCGACACGGTACCAGGTGTTTGTCACTGCGTCGAAGCGCAGACGGAAGAAGGCGTTTGCAGCCATGGCAGTTGGAGCGCCGACCACAGTCGAGCCGTTGCCATCGACGGTCAGGACGGACACGCCATTGCCGTTGTAGTTGACCAGCAATTCCTGGCGGTCTTGGCAGTTCGCATTTGCAGGCATTTTGATGGTGCCAGTGGCAAACGTTGCCGATGGCGAGACGATCAACCAGACGTTGCTGGACGAGTCCAGCACTTGGGTGGTCGAGCCAGTCGCGCTTGGTGCAGCGTATTGCGTGACGCGATTGTCAGGCTGTGTGTTCGCCTGGCTGTTAATCCATGCCAGCAGGTTGGTCAGCGACACCTTGCGTGCGTCGCCATTGTTCTGCGAGTAAATCGGCAGCTGGTCGCTTCCAGATACGGAATCAACTGCTGAAAGTTGGTTGATGGTTGGCATTTAGGGTTTCTCCTTAGTCGAAGTCGATGGCGCTGTCTTGTCCGGCCAGTAGCGGGTCAACTGGTGGGTCAAGGAACGGATTGTCTGTGGCCCACGGCTTGTTGCCTGCTCCAGATGGCATGGAGGCAGGCATCTGCATCTCCATGGGCATGGCAGCACGCGAGAGCAGCACCTCGTAGCCTGCACGAGCAGTCGCCTTCGTGTCGGGAGACACGTTCTTGCCAAATCCAGGCGCGATTCGGATGGCGAGGTTGGTGAAGATGGCCTCGTTCGCAGAGTCCGGCACGTTGGTCTGTGCGTCCAGATCGCTTGATTCTGGGTCGCCAGGCGTCGGGTATCCGATGCGGATGCCCTTGCCGTTCCACGTGCCCATCATGGCGTCGAGCTTGAACAAAGCGCTGTTCAACTGCTCCGGCGTCAGGTCATAGACGTAGGAGGCCAGGCCGATTTCCTCGAATGCCTGGAGCACAAATTGGCGCTTTGTCCATCCCATGATCAAGCCTCCAGAGCCTTGGCGATCAGGCTGCCGAGCTTGGCATCGCTGGTGCGACCGTCAAACTTGATGCCAAGTTCGGTGGCTTTGGTTTCCAATTCTTCGCGGGTCGGCGGTGCGTTGTCGTCTGCTGGCGCAGGCGCAGGTTTCGCCGGAGCTTTGGCGTTCTCTTTGGCCTCGGTGGTGGTCAGATGCCAGCCTTCTTTCTTGGCCTGGTCAACATCCTGTTCGTCCACAACGATGTAGTCGAACTTGTCACCGTGCATTTCGTGAGCACCAGGGTGCTTGTAGAGCATGGTCGGGTTTTTCATTTCTTGCCTTTCGTCGCAGGTTTCGCCGGAGCTTTGGCAGGCTTGCCAGCCTTCTCAGCGGCTTTGCGTGCGGTGGTCAAAGCGATGGCCACGGCCTGCTTTTGAGGCTTGCCTGCCTTCATCTCGGCCTTGATGTTGGTCGAGATGCTTTTCTTGCTGTAGCCCTTTTTGAGTGGCATGGTGGTCTCCTGTCGGTTGATGAAAGTGAGGGAGCCGAAGCCCCCTCACTCACTCAGCTTAGGTCTGGCTGAACAGGATGATGCCC